ACCTCGCTTAATTTGTGTCCTGCTCCTTCTGGGCAAGACATAGCCTGTATGATCCTTACATCTTCAAAGGTGTTAACTAGAAACACTAGCTGACACTTAGAACATCTTAGATTCATTCTAATACACCTTCGGGTAAACTATTTTCAATATCTTTAATTTGCTTCTTTAACATTTTAATAGCATATAATTTCATATTAATCTCTGCATGACTATTGCCCATTAATTCCGGTTTCATAATATCCAATCTCCATTTATCATGTCTTTACATCGTTCACAAATGCCCCATAAATGCCTTTTCTCATCTTCGTAACATTTTCTTATTCTGCATAAACAACATTTGTTGTGTCTCGGTAGAGTCCCATCCATAATATTAATTCTGACCCGTATGGGCTATATAATATACGCGGCAAATCTGCCGCAAAAAAAATCGCCAGATTTTTTGAGACAAATGCGATTGCATATCGCCTGCTAAGGTACTTAGCGAATCATGATTGCATTAAAAGGATTGGGATTGGGGTTTGAGGGGGTATTAAGAACCGACCGGGTTTCGATGGGGGTATGATGGAGACACTCTATATAATAGGAACGATTATTCTAGGTTTTTGCGTAGTTTTTAAATTATTAAAAGATCTAGGTGAACAAATTGAAGACGGATTGTTTGAATTAGATGAAAAATTGGCATTGGCAATACGTTCAGTAGTTGAAAAAATACCCGGAATAGGTGAACATGAGCCAATTAACCCGATTCAAATGGCAATTGGTCAATTAATTGCTAACATGAGTCAACAACAACAAACTCCAAACATGAAAGTTATTCAAAGAGACGAAAAAGGCCTATTTGTTAAAGAAGATTGATAAGCCGACTATTAAGGTCAATTAAATATGGCTCGCAAAGGAAAAACAACTCGTCGAAGAAGATCAAAAATAATTTCGCTATTAAATGTAGCAGAAAGTTATAGTTATTTGAACATATTAACTCAAGGCCTTGCTGGAACAGGCCCAGTAAATTTCATTACGGGTAAAGGTGACGCTTCTATGCTCTCTGTTTACGATCAAGGTCTTGATACAACTAGTATGTCATATAAAAATCCAGATGGAGTAGTTTCTTTGTCTGATATAATTTCTTCACCTGAAGGATCATTTATGAGTATGTCAGCAGCTTTCAAACAAAACTATCAACAAATGGCAGTTAATTCAATTCTTACAGGAATAACTTTCCGAGTTGGAAAGCGTCTTTTACGAAGACCTATTTCAAATGTAAATAAAAATTTATTTAAGCCCTTGGGAGCGGGCTTTAAACTCTAGAGGTGATCTAAAATGACAACACAAAATGTATCAGCAGTTTTAAATTGCTCTTCAGGATTTAAAATACCATTAAACGCAACAATTACAGACGGTGCAGAAGCAAGTCTATTGACAGATGTGGCTTACACCGTTACGGCTCAAAATATTGGGGATTTTGCTACGGGCCAGACTGTAACATCAGGATTAGTTACAGCCGACTCAAACATATCATACGCATACATTCTAAGAAAAGGATTGATTCTTTCTCTAGTACCATTTGCAGTAAAAGGAGTTGCATGTGGCACTCCTGATCTTGCTCGCCCTGTAACTCTAATGGCTGGAGATCAGCTCCGCGTCTTCACTATGGTCGCGGCTGGCAGGAATGCTTCTCTTGCTGTAGTAACCAACCAAGGAGTTCCTAGAATCTTTATTGGTGCTAGTGTAGCGGCAGGTGCGGGAACATTCCAACTAGTAGACCTCCAGACTGGAAATTCGATTGGAGAAACTTTACAGTCTCAAGTAGTAAGACAGGCACAATTTACTTCAGTAGACCAAGCATTAATTACAAGCGTGGCAGGTGGCGCACAAGTAACAATGTCTAACGGCAATTTGAGTGGCAGCATTCCTGCAACAAATCCAATTGTTGCGCAGCCTTACATGAAGCCATGCTCAATTCCTGTAGCTCTAAACTTTACAGCACAATACATAACTTCTGCTTAAGGTGATCTAAATGAAGATGACAAAAGCACAAGGTCGCAGAAGATTAGCCGAGATGCAATCAAAAGCGTTCAAACTGTTAGGTGCTGGATATATGTCAATGAAAGATTACGAAGCAGTTCGTAAAATAGTTGACATGCGATCTAAACAATTAAAGTAAGTGATATGATATGCCTTTACCTAATGCGGAAAAGACCTCTAAGAGAATCTATCCGATTATGCAAGGCAAGACACTTGAAGAGATTGCATCTGGTGAGAATCCCACAATAGATAATACGGCAAAGCCAATATCTGTAGAGGAACTTAATGAAGATGAACTTAGAAGATTAGTATTAATTAAACTTGCAATTACAGCCTGTAAAGGTGATTGGGACGGATTTTTGACATAAGGAGATATAGATATGCCACTACCAGACGCAAATGATTATTCAATGAGAATATATGAGCTATTGAAAGAGACTGATCTAGAAAATTTATCTTATGCTCAGTTTCAAGGCGTAGCAGAAAAACTATTCATTGAACCAGAGAATGAAGATGAGATGCGTAGGTTAGTATTAGTTCAACTTGCTAGAATGGCGGTGCGCGGGGACTGGAACGGATTTCTGACAGGTGGAGGTGGTGGTTCTGGTGCGCCTACAGATGCAGAATATGTAGTCATGGCACTCAATGGTACACTAACCAATGAAAGAAAATTAACAGCCGGCTCAGGAATAAGTATTTTGGATGGCGGGGCTGGTGGCGATGTTACAATTGCGTCAACTGTTACAAGTCCTGTTACTTCTTTAGTTGCAGGTACTAATGTAACATTAAGTCCAGTTTCAGGTTTAGGTGATGTAACAATAAATGCCGCAAGTGCGCCAGCTCCGCCAGTAACTTCTCTAATTGCAGGTTCTAACATAACATTAAGTCCGGCTTCAGGTTTAGGTGATGTTACTATTACAGCAGCAACTCCGACAGGATTAGCACCAAATGATGCATCTTACTTAACTTTAGGATTAGACGGAGATTTAACTAATGAAAGAGTATTAACAGCCGGAACAGGAATCGGGTTCACTGACACTGGCCCAAATGGAACATTGACAATTGAGGCAACCGGTGGCGGTGGTGGAAATAATTACGATGTTACATTACCTTCAGCATCTATTAATACAGGTTCAAACGGTACAATATTACATTCAAGGTTGCCTCCTTGGGGAAGTGCTACAAGCAGCGCAAATAGTTTGAATAGTAGTACAAGCCCTAAATTTTGGCCGTTTGTATGCGCAAAATCTGGAAATTTAAATAAAATGGCCATTGATGTTTCAATTGATGGAACGGGTGTTTTAGGATTAGCAATTTATTCAGATACAGGTACTTGTTTACCAGATTCAAAAATTGGCGGTGATTTTAGTTTATCTTTTGGAAGTGGAACGGGTGTTCAATATTTGACTCCATCAAGCACAGTTGCACTTACAAAAGGAGTACAATATTGGATAGGTGTTGTAGAAACTACAAATGGAAATGGCGCAATTCGTTCTGAATCTGGCAGTGTTGGTTTTTCTTTTGGAACTATATCTGACACTGCTACAAGTTACGCTTCAACTTCCCAAAGTACGGTGAGATGTTTAGAATTATCTTCATCAATTGAAACATTACCTGCTACTGTTAATGCGGCAAACCTAACAGGGAATTCTTCTTTTGGTATGCCTAGATGGGGCGCACAAATTAGCTGAAGGTGTTAATGTATGCCTAAACCTAAACCTGATAATATCGTTCGTTTTGAATTAGTTCTTGGACGTACTGAAAGAGAGTTAATTCGTGATACTCAAACATTAATTGCAGTCAAAAATTTTGGCAACTTAGGCGTTGAAATTCTAAAAGACGCAACAGCATTGGCCGCATTTTGGATATTATTTAGCCGATTCTTTCCAGATCTTAATTTTGTATTTCCGCCAAATGCTGATGCTGGGACAATATTAGATTCAGCAGTAAATCAATATAATTCATGGGAAGAAGGAAGAAGAGAATCAGGAAGATACGAAGAGGGTTCAAGTACATTATTTGGAGGAATTTTTAATTTAATATCTAATTTAATTAGACCGATAACTAATCCTCCAGAATTTGGGGATCTTTAACCCCCTATTTAGGCATCTTTTTCCAAAACTTAAACCTGTTATTCTGTATTACTCTCTTCTCAGCCTCAAGAGCGTCAATTCGTTTGTTTAGAATTCCTATAATCTCCTGATACTTCTTTCTTTCATACGGGGCTATGACAATTCCTTTGTTGGATCTAACTAACTTTCCGGTAAATTCTCCTTCCTCATCACGCTCTTTTGACCAGACTGGAGATGTGTAGTACCATTCAATCGCAGTCGATACATTGTCAGACATGTACCCCTTTCTTGATTTTTTACGAAGTAATTCAGAAGTATGTTCATGCAAAGTAAACGAATGTAATATTTTACTCATTCTTCCTCCCCCTGTATTTCCATTAGTAAACCACACATACAGATCGCATCTTGTGGCTCAAGATTAATTCCTATTGCAAATACTTCACACTCATGACATACATAAGTCTGCATTATGCCACCTCGCTTAATTTGTGTCCTGCTCCTTCTGGGCAAGACATAGCCTGTATGATCCTTACATCTTCAAAGGTGTTAACTAGAAACACTAGCTGACACTTAGAACATCTTAGATTCATTCTAATA